GTTTGGTAAAAACTAAAACCTGTGAGAAAACGGATGCCGAGGTTTATGAGAATTGGTACAAGGCGGTATATATGCCAAATCTGGCTGCCGCTGTACAGAGTGGTAAAGCATCCGCAGCATCTGTGAAAGCGTAAGGAGGGTGCAGTATGGCAATTCAGAAGAACATCACCATTGATGGTATTGATGTGCCGTTCAAGGCAAGTGCGGCAGTCCCCAGATTGTATCGACTGAAATTTCGCAGAGATATTTATCAGGATTTTGCAGCACTGCAAAAGTCTGTGGGAGAAAATACAGAGGAATCCTCCGCACTGGATATTGAAAGCCTTGAGGTATTTGAAAACATCGCATACATCATGGCAAAACACGCTGATCCGGAGAACGTCCCGGACAATCCCGACGAATGGCTCGAAGCCTTCAACACATTCTCCATTTACGAGGTACTGCCGCAGCTCATCGAACTGTGGGGACTCAACGTGGAGACGAAGGCGGAATCTAAAAAAAACATCGAAAAACTGACCGCCCGATGACAACGCCCCTGTTCCTGCTGCGATGCAAACAGCTCGGTCTGACATTGACCGAGCTGGACTTGCTGACGATCGGAATCATCAATGATATGTTCACGGAGCGTGAAAATGATGATTTTGACGGCTGGCACGAGGTCGCTGGACAGGCGGACTTTGATGCGTTCTGACGATTGACTTTTTCGACAGGATGTGCTATAATTTTAGTATGAAGAAAGAATGGGGCTTTCCCTGTTGAATCGAAAGTTTCAGTGAAACAAGTGCTTAAAAAGGCTGAACGCTGAAAAAGGCACTGATGCTGGAGTATTTTAGGTAAGGAAAAACTATTATGAGAATTGATCTAAATATAAAAAATATAAGAAACATTAAATCCGCGGAACTTGATTTGCCTTTTGACAAGGGGATGTACGCATTAGTTGGAAATAATGGATGCGGAAAGAGCACTTTAATGTTAATACTTTCGTTAATGGTTAAAACGTCATCGGCACATCTTCTAACTTCAAAGGATACTTCTGATGATTCAGAAATAATTCTTTCAATTGATGAAAAAAAGGACACATGGAAACGAAATAAGGCGTTAAAAATGACAACAGCACAATATAATAAAAGAAAACAGATGCTATCCCATGTTCATTATCATGGTTTCTATGAAGGGAGTATATTCTTTGGAACACGATTTGATGACTACACCCAAATTAGTTCTTTTTTTGAACAGGAGGACTATACTGACAAAATAATTGATGCAGATCCTTTTGTTATTGAATCTTTAGGGCTTATATTACAGAACAATAAAACATACTATAACTCACTAAAGAGAATAAAATCAAAAGCAATTGCTGAAGAAGCAGGGTTTAGGGGGTATCCATATTTTTATGAATATGAGGGCAAAATAATCAGTCAATATCAGATGAGTAGTGGAGAAAGCATGCTGATATCTTTAATTGACTTCATCAACAACCTTGTCAAAAAAGGGAACTATAAAAAGCTTCTTTTTTTGATTGATGAGGTAGAATTAGCACTGCACCCAGCCGCTATCGATAGACTCTTTGAATTTCTCAACAATATGGTAAAAGAGGAAAAAACAGAAATGGTTGTGTTTTTCTCTACACATTCTGCTGAACTGATACAACGTATAAATCCAAAAAATATTTATCTAATAGAAAATGATCATGGGAACTTGGAAATTACCAATCCATGTTATCCTAATTATGCTGTACGAAATCTATATGTGCCAAATGGATTTGATTTTGTGCTTCTAGTTGAAGATGAACTTGCAAAGTCTATTGTCGAAAGAGTTTTGCTTGAGAATAATCTTAAACAAAGTAAGCTATGCTGTGTCCTTCCGGCGGGAGGATGTACACAGATGCTTAAATTACACCATGATATGGTGACATACAACACGTTGGGGGTTGGTAAACATATTGTAAGTATATTTGATGGAGATGTGAAAGACGGAATTGGTTCAAATAAAGAGTACAAAGACTTACCCAAATGCTTTTTGCCAATACCAAGTGTTGAGAAGTATTTAAAAGAAAAACTCTTTGATATGCCAGATAAAGTGTTTATTAAAATGTTAGGCGATAAGTATTTTAGTCAACGTTCACTTCTTGATATAATAAATGACTATCGAAATGATCCTAGAACATTACAAGGGAAAGACAATGCTGGAAAGAATTTATACAGGATAATCATATCAAATGTTGAAAAGACTGGTATTTCGGAAACACAGTTTATTTCTTTCATAGCCAACGACATTTATGATTACGAAAAGCCAACTGCTTTTGTAGAGGCATTAAAGAAATTGTTATCATAAAAGTTGAATAATATATAGACATGGCAAATTCTGATTTACCGTATTAACTGAATATACACAAAGCACTTGCTTCGGCAGGTGCTTTTTTCATGCCCTCACGGAGGAGGTGAACCACATGGCAAACAGAATCAAGGGCATCACTGTAGAAATCGGCGGTGATACCACCAAGCTGTCCAAAGCACTGGAAGGTGTCAACAAGGACATCAAGGGTACGCAGACGCAGTTAAAGGATGTCCAGAAACTGCTGAAGCTCGATCCCACCAACACGGAACTTTTATCCCAGAAGCACAAACTGCTGGCAGATGCGGTATCTGCCACCAAAGAAAAGCTGGAAGTGCTGAAAACTGCTGCAGAACAAGCCAATACGGCTCTTGCAAATGGTGAAATCTCACAGCAGCAGTATGATGCTTTGCAGCGTGAGATCATCGAAACCGAAAACGAACTGAAACGCCTGACCACAGAAGCAAACAATTCTCACACCGCCTTGGAAAAGATGGGCGTTCTGGGAGAAACGCTGCAGTCGGCCGGGGACAAAATTTCCGGTGTTGGACAAAAGCTGCTGCCCGTCACTGCTGGTGTCACGGCTCTGGGAACCATTGCCGTGAAAACCGGTGCGGATTTCGATTCCGCCATGTCAAAGGTGGCAGCTGTGTCCGGTGCGACCGGTTCAGAGATGGATGCCCTCCGGGAAAAAGCCCGTGAAATGGGCAGTAAGACAAAATTTTCAGCGAGTGAAGCTGCGGAAGCCATGAACTATATGGCGATGGCAGGCTGGAAAACCAACGATATGCTCAGCGGTATCGAAGGCATCATGAATCTTGCCGCCGCCAGTGGCGAAGATTTGGCATCTACTTCAGACATTGTCACAGACGCTCTGACCGCTTTCGGTTTGTCTGCTTCGGACAGCGGACACTTTGCGGATATTCTGGCGGCTGCAAGTTCCAATGCCAATACCAACGTCAGCATGATGGGCGAAACTTTCAAGTATGCTGCTCCGGTGCTGGGTTCTTTGGGATACTCAGCTGAGGATTCTGCCATTGCCATCGGACTGATGGCAAACGCCGGTATCAAATCTTCACAGGCTGGTACGGCACTGCGTTCCGCCATCACCAATCTGGCAAAGCCGACAGGCACGGTAGCATCTGCCATGGAACAGTACGGCATTTCTCTGACGGATAGTTCCGGCAAGATGTATTCTCTGCGGGAACTCATGGAACAACTCCGACAGAAATTGGGCGGACTTTCTGAGGCAGAACAGGCACAGGCGGCTGCCTCACTGTTTGGCAAAGAGGCGATGTCCGGTATGCTGGCGATCATCAACGGTTCTCCGGCGGATTTTGAAAAACTGTCCAATGCCATTGACACCTGTTCGGATACAGTAGACGGTTACAATGGCACAACTGAAAAAATGGCGGCAGTCATGCAGGATAACCTTGCCGGACAAGTAACTATCTTGAAGTCCCAGCTGGAAGAACTGGCGATCTCCTTTTCTGACATCCTGATGCCCACCATTCGCTCTATTGTTTCCAGCATTCAGGAATTGGTGGACAAGCTGAACCAATTAGACCCGCAGACCAAAGAAACCATTGCGAAAATTGCACTGGTGGCTGCTGCTCTGGGTCCGATGCTGGTGGTACTGGGAAAGACCATCTCCAGCGTGGGAACAGTCTTTTCCGCAGTATCCAAACTGCCTGCACTTTTCTCGGCTGTGCAAAGTGGCATTGGTGCCATTACCGGAGCGTTGGGTGTGTCATTAGGTCCGCTGCTTGCCATTATTGCAGCTGTTGCCGCTCTGGTGGCTGCCTTTGTGCATCTCTGGAAAACCAATGACGAATTCAAAAGCAACATCCTCGCCATCTGGGAACAGATCAAAAGCACATTTACCGGATTGACACAGGGCATCACTGACCGACTAAATGCTCTGGGATTCGACTTTGAGAGTTTCACCGATGTGCTGAAAGCGGCATGGGATGGACTGTGCAATCTGCTGACTCCTATTTTTGAAGGCGTCTTTCAGAATATCTCCAATATTTTCTCTGGATTTGCAGATATTTTCTTAAATTCACTTGATGTGCTGATTGGTCTATTTACCGGCGACTGGGAGCAGTGCTGGGACGGCATCAAGGGGATTTTTACGTCTATCTGGAATTTCATTGTCAACACGTTCCGCAATATCATGAATACTCTGAAAGGCATTGCAGATGTGGTGCTGGGATGGTTCGGAACAAGCTGGAACGAAGTCTGGACTTCCATCAAGACATTTTTTGTGGACACATGGAACAGCATTGCTTCCTTTTTCACGGGAATTGTTACCGGAATCCGGGACTTTTTCGTCAACACCTGGACGTCCATTTCCAATACCTTCACTGCCATTGTCACTGCCATTCAGACGGTGGCAACGACCGTATTTACAGCGATTCGGGATTTCTTCACCACCATTTTTACGGCAATCTACAACTTTTTCAGCACGATTTTCAATGCCATTTACAATGTGGTTTCTACGGTTTTTCAGGCAATTCATAACGTCATTACAACCGTTTGGAATGCCATTTACACCACCTTAGAACCGCTGATCACGGCTTTCGGCTATCTGTTTCAGACGATTTTTGAAGCCATCCAAATCATTGTGGGCAGAGTCATGGACTGGATCTCGGAGAAGATCAGTGCCATTTGGAATGCAATCGTGGCATTTTTAACGCCGATTTTAGAAGGTATCCGAACGACCTTTGAAACCATCTGGAACGCCATCTCCAATACGATTTCCACGGTTTTGACAGCGATTCAAGATGTAGTAACTACGGTTTGGAATGCGGTATCTGGTTTCATTTCGTCTGTTTTGTCAGCGATCTGGAATGTGGTTTCTTCCATCTGGAACAGCATCTCCGGCACGATTTCAAGTGTGATGAATGCCATTTTTTCTGTGGTATCCTCTATCTGGAATCAGATCAGTTCTGCGGTTTCTAATGTTCTGAATGCCATCCGGTCAGTGGTATCTTCTGTCTGGAACAGCATCAAGAGCACCATTTCCAACGTGATGCAGAGCATTTCTTCTACGGTGTCCAGCATCTGGGACAACATTCGTTCTGCAGTTTCTGATAAGATCAGTGGTATCCAGTCCACCATTCAGAATGGATTCGATGCCGCTGTGGGATATATCAGGGGCCTGGCTTCCGATGCTTGGAACTGGGGACGGGACATCATTCAGGGAATCATTGATGGCATTCAGAGTGCCATCGGCTG